TTCTGTCGTCTTCATAAATATGTCTCCAACATCTACAGATTCTATGATTTGCTGTTGAATGAGTGGTTCCAGGTATGTGAAGTAGTTGAAGTCAGGATCCAGTTTGAGACATATACCTTCAATCGTGGAGAAGGCTTTGGCGAGGTATACGAAACTACTCGGTACGATGAATGGTTTTTCGATCGCAAGTTGTGCAGCGAGATCATCATTGACAATTCCAGAACCGTCTAGGGTTTCTAGGTATCCTAAGATGTTCTCGAAGAAGAGTTCTATGTCCGAAACATCTGAAGATGTTGGAACGATCACACCCAACTTGACGAGGGTATCTACTATACCTGCAGTATCCCTTGTAATGATACATCCGAAAAGTTTTGTGAACCCACCTCTCAATTCTTCAGAGAGTGGTACAAGTAACCCAAAGTCATAAAATACAAGTTTCCCTTTGGGTGAAAATCCCAAGTTACCCGGGTGTGGATCAGCGTGGAAAAGACCATTATCCATGGTTTGAATCACATACGCGTTTATGAGGGCTTCACATATCTTCTTCTTGTTCACTCTCTTGTCTGTAATCTCAGTTAGTTTTACTGATGGTACATATTCCATGACGATCATTTCATCGTTTGAATACTTTTTATATACTTTTGGAACTTTTACCCAATCAACATCTTTCATAGATTTTCGAAACTTTATAGCATTCTGAATTTCTTGTTGATAATCAGCCTCTCCTAAAAGATACTCTATAGACTCATCGAGAACTCTCCCTGAACTATTTCCAGTGTCAATACCTATGCGCTCGAGGAAGTGTACAATGTCGCGTATGGTATCTGTGTCTTCTTTCATAATATCCAGGATCCCAGGTCTTTTTATTTTTACCACAACTTTTTGACCGTTTTGAAGTACAGCCATATGGACTTGGCCGATACTCGCAGATTTAAATGGTACAGGGTCAAATTCTTTGAAGATGTTTTTATCTATAATGGTGTTAAATTCCACGGGAGGGACGTTATCTTGAAGAGATTCCAACTCTTTAGTGAACTCTGGAGGGTAGAGATCACCTCTCGTCGAAGCTATTTGTCCTAATTTTACAAATGTTGGGCCAAGTTCGAGGAGTTCATTCTTCGTCCATCGACCAAGCTCTGATTTATTTTGTACAGTGGTATTTTTCCATAGAAACTTGCCAGCAAACTTCCATGTTTTTACCTTTTGATTTGGCGCCAACCTGACAGGTGGCACCTTCATATTGGCTATACTCAACATGTCCTACATTACCCTTAGGATTTTTTCTATAAGCTAAAAGTAGAATGAAGATTCATATCGTAGGAGCTGGTCCAACCGGAATGTCTCTCGCATGGGAAATCTTACGTACAGGAGATCATGATGTTACCATTTACGATAGAAAGGTATCAGCTGGTGGTTCTTGGTGGGAACCTAATGTAGAATCACGAGATCTTCATGCACATAGAATTGTATTCGATAGAGCATTTATAAACGCACGATCCTTTTTCGAAGAAATGAAGATTGATTGGAACACTATGTTTGAAGTTGAAAAAGATGCCGGTGTTTGGGATTTTACACTCAAAAGTTTAGAATATGACGATTATAAAACCCTAATAGCTCTCATATCTAGGGTTCTTTGGGATCCTAAAAAGTTTAAAAGTATATCAGTGAAAGATGCCATAGGACCCCTAACCGAAAGGGCTAAAGATCTCATAGAACATCTCCCTCTCATAATGGATGGTGTTACTTGGGATGTTATGTCTGCGTATGAACTTGTGAATAATTGGAATCATGTTTTACTCTCCAAGCGTTACACACAACGTGTTTCTGGTAAAGTCATGTGTGACGCGATGGAAGAAGCGCTTCTCAAAGCTGGTGCCAATTTTGTTTTTGGTGCTGAACTTTTAGATGTTCAATACGGTAAGAAAGATTTTGTAGCAAAGTTTTCAGATGAAAGAATGATAAAAGATGGAATACTCTTTTTATGTCTAGATAATAGCCCCGCTCTAGATCTACTTGGCAATAATTGGGGACCTGACGCAGATGCGAAACTTAGAAGAAGTACATATGGTGCTATAAATGTTCTATTGGATTACGATCAACCAATTAAAATGAAATCAGATTTAGAAGTTTCCATAGAAACCAAGTGGAACTTACAACCAAAGGTACTCAGTGATGGTAAGACCGTATCATGTGTTATTTGTGATCTTGGTAAAGAGGTACTCAGTTCTGACCCAGAAACTATCAAAAATGAAGTCGTTAGACAGCTTAGATTGCCACAACCCACTTCTATCAGGATTGGCTGGGGTGCTGAATGGAAAGAGAATAAATGGAACTTCTCACAATCATCGGGTGTTCTCAGCCTTGAAGGTCAACTCCCCTTCTTTGGAAAATGTTCAAAGGTTGCCATGTGTGGTATGATGTCCCCTAGACATACACCTTACTCCAGCATTGAAGCATCAGTTGAAGTTTCGCGAGCCCTAAGTCATATGTGTTTCGGAACTAGAAAACCCCTGAAACCTATTTTGGTCACCCACGTTGGAATATTAACTTTAGTGTTACTTATAGTTTTACTTTTAGTGTATCGTAGATGAAGTTCGTAGCTAAAGTATATGAACCATTTTATGATCATAATGATAAAAAGTATATACGTTTTGTGATTCCTCAAAAAGTTTCAGAAATCATAGAACGTATGCATGCGAGTAGGATGCATCTCCTCGTAAATCAAAACGCAGACAATCCACTAGATGGTAAGATACTCACAGTCAAAGTACCATTCCGTTACCGAAGGGTTATGTGTAAATTTGAAGGAAAACCTATACAATCTCTCACAAAGGATGATGAAGTTGATGTTGAATTAGATTTCAAGGGTATTTGGAATATTGGAAATCATTCGGGATTTTCTTGGGTACTATCCTCTTCAATCTTTTCAAGTCCTTGATTAGGAAGCTCTATATTATCTACACCAGCCTTTTTTAGGTCAGTGAATGTCTTTAACATTCCTTGAAGCCTAAAAACTTCTTGAGTCATTTGTTCAATAGTGTTCTGAAGTCTGGTAATGTTCTCGTCAATATTTAAAGTGGGCATCGTGTACTCATTTAAAGTTTCACATCTTTAAATAAGTATGCTCACTCGAACTGGTTATTTAGTCAATTCGGGTCCAATCCCTGAAATTAAAAAAGAACTTACCGTAAGACCTGTGGTCAATGGGGACTATGGATTTCCTCCACCGCCTTTCAAAGTTTTCCGAGCAACTAAGACAGGAGTCTGTGTTCCCAGATTCTATGGAACTTCTAAACTTGGAGAACCCCAAGAAGACAAGAGACCAGAGCCAACCCGTATCAATACCAAGTTTGTTGGGAAACTTCGAGATACCACACACCAAAACGATGCACTACGAGCAGCAATTAAAGCTGGCCACGGCGTCCTTTCTTTACCATGTGGGTACGGCAAAACGACGGTATCCTTGGCCATAGCATGTAAATTGGGGTACAGAACTATGATTGTAGTTCATAAACAATTTTTGGCCGATCAGTGGAGAGAACGTATTCAACAGTTTTGTCCAGGTGCCACTATAGGTATTGTGCAACAAGATAAGAAAGAGGTTGAGTGTGATTTTGTCATCGCTATGCTTCAATCACTTTCCCTGAAGGAGTACAGTTTCACGGATTTTGAGAGTGTAGGAACTCTCATAGTGGATGAGGCGCATCACATTTGTGCCAAGGTTTTCAGTCAGTCACTCTTCAAAATGTGCCCCAAACATATCTTTGGACTCTCAGCGACACCTGAGAGGAAAGATGGACTCACTAAAGTTTTACATTGGTTTATGGGTCCCACTTTCTTCGCAGTAGAACGCAAAAATCAGGAACAAGTTGAGGTTTTCCCAGTTGTATATGATTCCCCAAACTATAAGAATCCACCCCCATCTATGAGAAACGGTAAAATCTCAATGCCGAACATGATCACGGAACTCGTTGAAGATCGCCGACGTAACCAAATGCTCGTAGAACTTGTTAAAAAGGCATCAGCAGGTACGAGACAGTTACTTGTTTTGAGTGATAGACGTTTTCATTGCGAGTTCCTTCATCAATGCTTTCCCAAAACATCTGGATTGTACATGGGTGGTATGAAGGAGGCGCAACTTCAAGAATCTTCAAAGAAGAAGATCATTTTCGCAACGTTCAGTCAAGCGCATGAAGGATTAGATATCCCCACCCTAGACACAGTTATTTTAGCTTCACCCAAATCCGATATTACCCAAAGTATTGGGCGTATTATGAGAGAAACAAAAGGTAAAAAGAACGATCCACACATTTACGATGTCCACGATCCTTGGTCTATCTTTACAGCGATGTATTACAAGAGACTCAAGATCTATAGACAAGGTGGATTCAATATACGTGGCAAGCATTCAGAGGAGCCCAAGAGTGAGTTTACTCAGGGAAAGTGTCTGTTTTTATAATCTGACTAATTAATAAATGTCGGGTGCATTAATACAACTCGTTTCTAAGGGGGTGCAGGATGCCTACATCATAAGTGACGAAGGACATTCATTTTTTCGTACGAAGTTTACACGTCATACGAATTTTTCTCAAGCTCCCAAATACATTAAGACTGTGAATACCACAGACACGTCTATTACGATACCCGTTCTTGGTGATATCATAAACGGTATTTGGTTAGAGTCGGCCACTAGAAATGCTAATATAGCTTCAAATCTTTTCTACAACTCTACAATTTCTCTTTTTATTGGTGGACAAAAAATAGATTCCCAACACTATGACTATTTCTCTGATATATGGACGAATTATCTGGCTGATACATACACAAAGGGACAGGAATTAAACAACAAGACATCTACATCGTGTCACACTTTCCTCCCTCTCCACTTTTTTTTCTGTGATCACAAAGCGTTTTTACCTCTCATAGCCCTCCAACATCACCAAGTCGAGATAAAGATAGACTTCGACGAAACGAATATAGCTGGTCTAGATGCATCTGAAAAAAGTGCTAAAGTCTACGGTAATTATATCTATCTGGACAAAGATGAAAGAGAAACATTCACCAAGAGGCAAATGGACTTTATAGTAACCCAAGTCCAGGGATTTAAAACCGAATTACTCACTGTTACGAATAACAACACTGATATAGGTGGTCACAACCGTATTGATCTTTCCAACTTTAATCACCCAGTGAAATCACTATTTTGGGGATTCAACGCTTCTAATGAAAATTTTGCGGATGACCGTTTTACATTTCTTGAAGCCGATTTACAAATCAATGGTACACATTTATTTGAAAAGATGACCCCAGTCTACTTTCACACGGTTCAAAATTATTACAAATCTTCTTATGGTCATTCAGACTTTATTCCGGAAACTGAAGTACTTTTCAACACTAGATATTTCGCGTACCACTTTTGCCTAAATGCTTCTGAATATAACCCCTCAGGAACCTTAAACTTTAGTCGCATAGATAACGCAGTCCTGTCTCTTAATGGTGTAGAAAAGGGAGTCCTTAGACCAGAGGGACAAGAACTTTTCGTGTACGCAGTAAACTACAATGTGTTAAGAATTCGTAATGGACTTGCTGGAATTTTATTCGGTAACTAATGTATAGATGGGCAGAACAGTACGTTTCGATCAGATTTTCGTGACGAGTCTAGACGCTGCACCACGAGAGACTGACGTTCTAAGTGGTCTCGCCAGTATTGATGCTGGTGAAATTACAGCAGATCAAATTCAAGTTGCCAATCTTACTATTACCAATAAGGTTACTGCGAATGTAGAAAGTACGGAGTTTACTGGTCTCACTAATGTGTATCGTTTTACAGCAACACAAGTTGGTATAGGTACCGATAACCCAACTAACGAGTTTCAATTGGGTTCAGATAGTGTGATTATGAATAGAAATCTACAAGATTTGATTACTATTCAGGGTAACACAGTTTCAACAAACTTATTTGCGACCAATATCCTCAAAACAACTAATGATAAATTTTTTGTTGATGCGAATGGCTCAAATGTTCTTGAAGTTACTGGCAATACAACCACAACTAATGCATCTGTAGCAACATTTTTAAGTGTAGGTAGTGAAGTTGATCCAGCTACAGATTCAAATATTGCTGTATTTGAAAATGGTAATGTTGTAGTGAAAAATGGTGTACTTAGAATATTTGGAAACACTGAAATGGTTGGTAACTTATCCATAACGGAAATTCCAGATTACTTACAAGTAAATAGTCTTGTTTTAGCAAACGCTGTTATTCAAATGGCTACGGATCCTACCAATACCGGTCCATTTTCAGGAAATGATGGAACTTATGATATGGCTACATTAATGGTTCAAAAAGCTGGAGATGCTAATATATTTTTCGGGTACACACAATCCGATGATACAATGAAATTGGGTCGTACATTAGGTGGACCTCTTAATCAAACCTTCACGATTGATCCAAATACTACGACAAATCTTCATGTTTTTGGTGACATCTATACACAAAACAATATTGGTATCGCAAATACTTCACCAACTTTATCATTTTCAGTTGGTTCAAATGTACACATGGACGATGTGGCTGACGCTTCTGGTAACGTACTATATGCGAACGGCTTCGGTTTCTTTGAGGGTTTGAGAATAGGTGATAGTGGACTCACGGTAGGTAGCTTGATTACCTTAGACGCCGATGCAGCTATACCTATGGTGGTTGCATCCAAAATTCAAGCACATGGTATTCAAACAACCGGGGTAGATGAGGGTGGGAATGGTATACCATCTGGTATAGCAAACACAAATTCAACAAATATGTTGTCAATTGGTGATAAAATATTTATCAACTCAGATTCTGCTAATCTTATAACAGTTCTCGGTAATACAGCG